ATACTTTACCCGTTGTTCTGATGGCAAAGAATCGGCCCAGTTCTACTTCCACATCCCTAATATTTTCAAGGTAGTTTGTTAGGATTTTATGGAGTTTATCGCTAATGGGTATATCCCGGTCTTTACCGCCTTTCCCCTCAATGATGTGGAGTATCTTATTTTCCAAATCCACATCTTCCAGCTTTAAATTAATCATCTCTGACATCCGGCCACCGGTGTAAAACATGGTTTGGACTACTGTTCTGATTACCGGTTGTTTGATAGTAGCCGCCAGTTGTTCAAATTCCTCCTCGGTAATAAAGTCCCGTTCTTTTTGCTTAACTTTTACCGGCTCCACAAGGTTTGCGATGTTTTTTCTTACAATATCTTTTTTCACACAATAGTTATAAAAGCTTCTTAGAATGTAGACTGACCGGCTTCTACTTGCTGAGGCAATCCCCCTTTCTTTTTCATAGAGCAGGTAGTCCTCGATATCTTTCAATTTAATATCCTCCACATAGATTGGGCAGTTGTATTTCACCGCCAAAAAATTATTAAAGTAACCCAGCTCTACCTCGTAACCTTTGATGGTTTGCTTTGAGCGGTCAATTAAGTCCATATACTTTGAAAAGCTTTCTATAGCTTGGGTTAATAGCATTTTATTTCCTCCTTCCTTTTTGGTACTAGCATGTTACCGTTACATTTCATTATTATCAAGTTATAATTACGTCTTGTTTCTCATAGGGGATTTAAGTATTTAAAGGTTAAAAAAATAAGCCCCGAACGAGTCGTCCAAGGCAAAATACTATTTATTGAATATCATGATGGTGGCATCAAAGCCCGCTGCCTTTAATTTCTGCACTTGCTTTTCAGCGTTTTCCCTCTGTCTAAAGGAGCCTACCATTACCCGGTAAAGGGTTTGGCCAGTTGGTGGTGGGGTAGATGGAATATATTTAATCCCAAGTTGGGATAGGATTGCTATAGTTATGGCCTTTATTATTTCATTCCTTTTGGTATCGAATATCTGATTATCACTGGAGTTATCGATAAAGCCTATTTCCACCAACACCGCTGGAGCTTTCGTTTCCCGTAGAACATGGAAGTTANCCTCTTTAACTCCCCGGTTAGCAAAGCCAATGCCCACAAGGGCTGTCTGTATTTTATTCGCTAGCCCCTTGGCCTTTGCTCCTGCATTTAAATAGGTGTAGGTTTCTACCCCTTTGGCCTGTTCTGGTTTAAAAGCGTTGCGGTGAAAGGATATGAAGTAGTCATAGCTTTTTCTATTTTCAAAGTTGCTTCTATCCCTTAGACTTACGGTGTTATCCCCGGTTCTAGTTTCATCCACAATTACCCTATGTCTTCTTAGTTCTTTGGCCACGGCTTTCCCAAGGCTTAATACATCATCTTTTTCTCTCCGCCCTTGATAGACGGCTCCTGGGTCAGTACCGCCATGACCATAATCGAAACACAATTTAGCCACTTTTTTCTTCCTCCTTTCCCAGCTCTACGAATACTGCCTTCAACTTCTCTGGCACCGGAAGGCCTATCTTGGTGGCATTTTCAATAATGCTTAATCCCTCATTGGACAGATAGAAAAAGATTACTGCTGTTCTAACTGCACTGCCATTTTGAAGGATGTAAATGTCTACGATATGGCCAATGCCTACGAAGGTAAAAATAAGCACCTTTTTAAAGATGCCCTTAAAGCCAATATTGCTTGACAGCTTCTTTTCCAAGATGGCCGCCATTATTCCGGTGATGTAATCAATAACCACAAAGGCCACCAGTGCATAAAGCAACCCATCAAAGCCACCTAGAAACCAGCCAATATAACCACCGATGGCGGCAAAGATTATTTGCAGAGTGTGAATGAAATCTTTCATGTTACCTCCCCCTTTCAAACATAAAAATAAACACCTCTAACGGGTGCTTTCTATTCTTAGTTCTCCAAATGCTGATTTGAGTTTTTGTGATAGGGTGGGAAGGCTATTACCAAAGGTTATCTGTAAACGAAACCCACTTGCTTCATAGATTTCCGTCACTTCGGTAATCCGGGTATCCATGGTTATGCCCCAATCTTTATTTTGCACCGTTACAATATCTCCCACATCCCAGTCCTTCTGATATTCAAATGGGCCTTTGGTTAATATCTCCGATTGAAACGATATAATCTTTTGGTACTCGGTTAGTTTTGCCTCTCCACGATTTGATAGGTCAGAGGCATTTTCCATATCTCTGGCATCGATAAATACCACATGCCTATCAAGACCGGTGGCATCACTGCCTAATGTAATAATCTCCCTATTAACCCCTTCACCCCGGCCAGCTACAATGGCATAATTCCCATAGCCAATTAAGCTGTCAATGTATTCCTGGGATTTAACATTGTCAAACTCTGGGGAGAAGATGACCGGCGGGTTAATATTTTGGCTTGCTGAAAAATCCCTTCCATTATATATGTCAAATATCCACATCTTTAAATCAAGGTCAGGATAGATATGCCAACCTAGGTCGGTAAGCCTGCTAATTCCCTCAAGCTCTTCTTCTAGGTTTTTATAACGGCTTTGCCATTTAACAACTTCCCCTCGGTTTTGGTTTTCGGCTATGGTAAGCATAGGAAACCCCATACTAGGAATATCTAAACAGTTCCTTTTTACATATTGCTTCATCACTGTTTCTGCATCGTCTTCCTGGATGTCGTAGGCCTGTCCGGTAGGTGGGATGGTAATCCTTTGTTTTGTAATGGCACCCAGTGTAAAACCTTTAACCGTTAGAATCTCTTCACCGTGTTCGTTGGTTTTGATTTCCTTGTGCCGGATAATGCCTGTTTTAAATTTATCTGCCCCCAGCATAATAATTTGATTAATTTTTAACTTATCCGCATTTTGCACCTTTCGGTTGGTCACTAGCTGGAACTCACCGGGGAAGTGGTAGCTGCGGCAAAAAGAAAGGGAAAGATAGTTGTCTATCTCTCCCTGTAAATCTAGCATTGGCGATAATATTCTAATTGGTTTCATAGTCTTCCCCTGTAATTTCTTTATATTGCTCTGCCGTAATCCAATTGGCCATTACGAATATCTTTACTTGCTCATTTGTATACTTTCCCATGTCATAATACCTTTTTATTGAATTAAACATCCCTACCAACCTCCAATAAAGCTAGCTTTAATAATATGTTTGCATTTTCATCCTCTAATGCTCTCGTTCTAATTTCATTTATAGCGGACTTAAATAGTAGTTCAGCGTTTTCTGTTTCTAGAACATCTATTTTTTTCTCTTCTGGGGAGGGAAAACGGAATGTCATCATCTAGCAACACCCCCTATGATTCTTGTTACTCTATTTGACTCAGAATGTGTTTCTATCCGTGTCACCAATTCCAAAGTAAGGAAGGTTTTCTCAGAAAGCCTTTTATACAGCTTATATTCATCATCCTGTATTGACTTTTCCATCAAATTCCCGTTCAAATAGCCGTCTATATCAAAACTTCCTTCTTTAGTAACGAAAACCACGACCTCATTGCCAACACTATCTAATTTGTAGCTTATGGTTTCTTCATCGTTTGCATCAAAAACCAGATTGATTTTTTTTGCATCAATCAAAGCCCTTCCAAGATAAACCGCATATGCCCTAAATCTAAACTTTATCATCCCAGTTACATCAGACACATCAAATGTTAGCATCCTTGTGTCGTTTGTATTAGAAGGCACATTGTAGGTCCTTACCACATTTGCTTCCTCATCTAGCAATGTGATAGTAGCCGAAGAGTAAGAATTAGCATTTGATGTATAAGTTCTGCGCAGTTGTGCCTCAATTTCTATTCTTTTTACATTTGTCACATCAAAAAAATCTGATTCAATATATATTTGAGTAGCTTCAGTACTAGTTCCGCCATAAGCGGATGCCATCCCACGGGAATTCCAATTAGTTTCTCCGGAGCTTCCCCCTTCTTCGTAAGATGTGCGATGGAAAGAAGGGGAAATCTGCTCTTCCACATGAAGATATATCCCTTCTCCGATAGTTCTGTAAAGGGTATTTAAATCTGCATCAAACTCCATGCCCATTGGCTCTCCGATAAAGTTATCACCAAAAACAACCCCATTTTCTATTCTTTGTGTAGCTTCTTGGTATAGTTTTAAATTTGCAACCTCACGTATTAAATTGTTAGTTGTGTTTTTTACTGGAATGAAGTCATCGTTAATTACATAAGTTGAATCTTTTACATTATCAAACCAAGTTTGCCATTCATCTTCAAGTTGCTCTATTAGGTGATCTATATCAACTTTAATCAATGAATTTACAATCCCACATACTTTTGCATCAAACCGTTCATCCGTTATTTCTGTTTCTCCGATAAACGATTTTCCTGCAATAATTCTTATTTGTGCCAATGATATCTCATAGATATTTTCATCCCTCGTAAGTTCGGGAGCTATTGGTTCTTCTGCAGGCTCTCCTTTTAAGATAAATGCCTTAACATACCGATGTTCTAACCTTTTATCTAGCCTTATAACTACCCGGTCAATTCTATCTAAAACAGAGTCAGCAGCAGCCAGTGCCAGTTCCAAAGGCTC